GTGTAGTGATAAGCAGTTTAGCCATTTGGTTCGCTCCTTGTTGCTGTCTATGTGTTTATTATACTGCCAAACAGTCAGGCTGTCAAGCAAACTGTTTGAGAAACCCATCACGGATCAGGGTCATTTCGCTGTCTTCGATGTAGAAGTCTGTGCTAGGATCGTAGTAGGCACCCTCTTTGTTGTCATAATACAACACTCTGCCACTGAAGTTAAACGGGCCCTCAAGTCCCTTGCGTGGACCATATTTGACACGCATCTGGTCCATTGTGTCTTTGTCTGCTGTGATCTTGTAGCCCATCTCGCGCTCCTTGTTGCTGTCTATGTATGTATTATAGCGCCAAAAGGAAACCCTGTCAACCGAAAGGGTATTGGCCACGCCTACTGGATTCGAACCAGTGGCCCACGCCTTAGAAGGGCGTTGCTCTATCCAACTGAGCTAAGGCGTGATCTGGTGGGCCGTGAGTGATTCGAACACTCCACCAAAGGATTATGAGTCCTCTGCTCTAACCAAATGAGCTAACGGCCCTAACTGGTGCGACTGGCCGGAATCGAACCGGCACGCTGTTACGGCGAGAGATTTTAAGTCTCTTGTGTCTACCTATTTCACCACAGTCGCGATTATCTTAAGCGAAGGTTTGAACTAGCTCTAGTTCGCCCTCTTCTGTCTCTTTGTATATTATAGTCTCTACAAACTGATCAGTCAAGCTGCCCTGAGCTAATGCTGTTGCCTCTTTCAGGCTGTTTGTAGTGTCAATGAGCTCTTCGTGGCCGTCCTTTTCGACGCCCCACACTTCATAGAGTTCCCAAATCATTGCTTAGATCTTTGTTTAGTAAATCGCACATGAACTGTGCAGTCTGTTCTGCTTCGTATCGATTGTCTCGAATCACAATGCATAGTACGCGACCCTTAGGTTCGCTGTTGAAATCGCGGATGACCACGCACCCGCCTTGAATGTAGTCTGTTGAATATGAAACACCGTATCGCATGAACTATTTAAGTCAGTGTGCGATACGGTGCTGTGGATTAGACTAGAGCTTCGCCAACAGCAGCTTCAGCAGCCCCGAATGGTGTGTCTTCGTCCTGAGCTTTGCTCTTTGCTTTAGGAGCAGCTTTTTTCGCCTTGCTAGCAACGGGGCCAGTGGTGGCTTTGGTTGCCTTAACGGGCTTGTCGTCCTTGCGATCAAGATAGTCAGCAATCGCGCTCTGCTCAGCCGCACCCGCGAACTCATCAACTGATTGAATGAACTTAGCCGCTTCAACCTTGCTCATAGCTGAGGGCAGTTCCACGAGAGTGATGTCGTCGTGTCCGTGCTTAGCCAGCACCTTGATACGCATGGTATCATTCGCGAAACGAACCTTCATCTCGCCGTCAAGTTTCGAAGTACCGCAAACGGTAAAAAGTTTATCTGTAGCCATAATATTTGCCTTTTCTGTGTGTGTTAAAAATATGAGCCCCTTGCCCATATTGTTATTATACAGTCTGGTTAGCTTATTGTCAATGACTTTTGGCTAACCAAACCATATTCTTTTAGTCCATTCTGCTTCCAGCGTAGACCTTGTCCAATCCCAACTTCTGCTTGAGAACCTCTGCGTATGCGTATGCACCCGCTTCTTTTACCGAAATGCTCTGGGTGTTGTGACCACTTGGGTTCCAAATCTGCAGGCTACCTGTGTAGTCTTTGCGGAAGCCAAAGCCCTGCAACCACTTGCCCAGCTTGCTATTTGAACGAACGCCGTAGACGTTAACCCAAGCAAAGCCGCAAGCATCGCGCTCGCCAATCTGTACATAGGCCACCTGAGCGGCTGTACTTGCGGCCATTGCGGCTTCGTTGCAAGCTTCTTGTACCAACTGCTCTGTGATCACTGTTGCGATTGCTGTCATAGTGTGCTCCTGTTTAGTGTGTGTAAGTGTATATTATAACGCATTTTTGAACACCCGTCAACCAAATCCTACTGTTTCTTTTGTGGCTTTTTTGCCACAGGATTCTCACGGGCCGATGTAAACTCTTTGTCCACATAGAAGGCAATCAACTCACGCTGGATCATCGTAACCAAATCACCGTGATCATCGTTGACTACAAATCGAACTGGGCAATGTCCCCAGCTGAGTGTACGATTGAATTGAGCGAACCATCGTCGATGATTCTTGTTCTTAGCGTCAAATACGACCCAAGGCCTGCCAAATAAAGCCAGTCTGCTCATAATTACTTACCCGTTACCCAGGATCGAATCACAGCTTCAAGCAGAGCAAAGTCGTAGGCTGGTTGTTTAGGGCGAACCTTAAGGATCTGATCTTTCTCGTGTTGGATGTTCTTTTCTTTATTTGTTTTCATTTTTCTTCTTCCTGTTCGTTTACTGCACTCACTCCGCCATCAAGATCGATGTCGATGTTTTCTTCGTCTTCAGCGTTCTCTTCTTCCCACTCAGCCGCTGACTCACTAATACCAAATGCCTCGTCTAGCTCTTCGGGCAGCTCTTCTACGATCTCTGTGCTAGACATACTGCCAAACTCATAGTAGTCATCGTTGCCATCTTCCCAAATGCCAGCGAATGCCATGCCTGACTCGTAATACATAGCACGGATAGTAAAGCCCTGCTCCATCAACTTCTCATATGCTGTAGTAGGAGGACTCCATGCTGAATCAAAGCCCAACATCAATCCACCTGGGATATCCTGTGCTGGGTTACCGTCTGCACCCACATCCCACTTGGTTCCCCACTCATTGACGCAGAAGTCATACCAGTTGCCGTAGCCGTGTGTGGCTATGTTGCGGGATGTGTCCTCTAGAAGTTTCTTCTGCTCATCAGGATCACCTACTGATCCTGCTACGATATGCAAGTCTTCTGGCACCGGGATGAACTCTTGTAGCAGGGCACCCTTGTTGAACGCTTCCCGCACCCGCTCAATCATAGCAGGGTCTTCGTGGTAGATCTCTACACTGTTGTTGCACCAGTTTGGCATATTAGTAAGGTCCTTCGGATAAGAATGCTTTGAGTTTAGATTCGGGCACAAACGCCAACAGCTCTTCAATCGCTGTAAAGTCTTTGTTGCCTACATCCTGTGCGATCTGATCTAGGACCAAATCCATAAGTTCTTCTCGTTCTGCGATCATGCAACCTCCGCTTCGTATTCGTAAAAGGTAACAGCAGGGTCCAGCTTCTTCAACTGCTTAGCCGCTGTCATCAACTCTTTATAACGACGGTTCACTTCTGTGCGGCTTAGTTCGCCATCACAGGTCAAGTTCTCAGGGCTCAGTGCAGAATCAATCATGTCTGCAAGAGCCTGGCGGTCCTTAGCAGTGTTGAGGCTATACTGTGTGCCTTTGAAGAAACTGTTCCAGTGATTCTTCTGTGCTACAAAGTTCTGAAGTGCTTTCATGTGTTGCTCCTAGTTGCTGTGTGTAAGTGTATATTATAACGTCATTTGGACATGATGTCAACCAATACCCGTTCAGCTAGCTGGGTTTCTTTAACTTCATCTAGCGACGCGGCCACCATCAGTTGGCGAATAGACTCTGCTTCGTAACCAAAGGTCTTGACTATAACAGTCACTTCTTCGCTAGTGTTGCAAACCCACAACAGGTCTGCAATCATGCGTTGACGCTCAGTTGACAGTACCAGTTCCATATTAGGCTCCGTAGTAGGGACTATACTCTTCGTCTTGCTTCGAATCCTCTACATTCATCTCAGCCAGCGCACCCAATACAATCTCAAGTGGGCAGTTGAGTTCAGCCGCGATAGCACGACTGTTGAACCCCTCAATGTATAGTTGCTCAATGTCGTAGCTCAGTTCTGCCATCTTACTCATTATGCTCTCTCCTCTTGTGCAATTCGATCTTGTTCGTCAATAAAAGCCTGCTCCAATGTAACATAGACATTGTCGTGATCTGCTACAAACCAAACAGCCTTGCCGTCTACCTGTCGCAGGATATACTCGTATTCCTCATACTGGTGGTTCTCAACATAGTCCGCATAGTCTTTAAACTTCTTAGCCTTGCAACCTTGCTCCTTGCGATCACGCAGATAGAAAGTGCATTCGCCTTCGGGCGCCTTGTCAAAGGCGTGCTGTGTGCCAATACGCTCGCCCAAAGAGCTCATGTCTCCCAAGTCCATCAGCTGGCGCACTTTGAACGGATCGCTGTAGTGGCGAGCAAGGATCTGGCCGTTGTTGCTCAAGTAGCCGTCCCAGTGACAGTAAATCTGCTCAACTGTGCCGTCTGCGTATTCAAGTGCGATAGTGCTTCGTGTTCCCATTGTGTGTTCCTGTTTAGTGTGTGTAAGTGTATATTATAGCGTCATTTGGCTAGGCTGTCAACCAATGACCCTACAGTTTGGTCAGTCTTTGAAGAATACAACTAATACCCGTTGACCTTGCTTGAGTACTGCATAGCCCGGGTCTGTAAGGTCTGTATTGCTGTTACGCAACACCTTGCCTGCGATGATCTTGACACTACGCTCATTGACGCTGTCGCTTACGTCATAGCCTGGGCCGTCTTCGGCTGCACCGTGTGCCGTGTAACTGTATTTGCCTGCACAACCGCACATGCAAGTGTAGGCTTTGCCCGAGTACACTTTAGTGATGTTGCTGATGTTGACTGCTTGCATAGTGTGCTCCTTGTTGCGATAGTGTATTATAACAACTTATGCTAGTTCAGTCAAATGATAGTCAGCAATGACCCTATCGTTAGCATGGTCATATGTAAGGAACACCTTGGTGCTGTCAGTGCCGCCCCCTACTTGGAACACTGCTTGATAGCAGAACTGACCGCCATTGGTAATGCCCAAGAACTTGCAAGACGAGAAGTTAGGACCTCTGTAGCCTGCATCCTGTGCGGCACGGGTTAGATACAGTGGTCCAAAATCTGTTAGAACCTCTAGTGTGTCTGCTGTAATCATATGCGCTCCTCTGTGTGTAAGTGTTTATTATACTGTCTTTTGGCTAGGCTGTCAACCGATGACAACTACCTTACGGACATCGGCTTTGAAGTCACCTGTGTCTTCGTCATAGACCTCGTCCTCGTCTGTGACCAGCTTGTCCATCTGGTGGTAGTCGCTGTATTCCACAACACCCTCCGACACTTCACTTACGCGGGGTGCTACCTCTGTACGCCAGTGGTCGCCATAACCATAGCTGAAATGAACCTCTGTCTCGGGGTTCATGTATTGCAGGGTATTGATAAGTTCTTGTACAGTCATTTGGTTCGCTCCAATGTTTGTTTGTATGTGTGTATTATAGCAGCTTTTGGCTAGGACGTCAACCAACAGCGTTGTATAACCCTACTAGCCCTATGGCTAATGCCACAACGTTTACCACTGCCTGCGGCTTGTTGCCTAGTCTAATGGCCCACGTCAAGAACAGTACTGTGCCCACAGCAAAGACTAAGATGTTGTAGGGGTACATGCTAGGGCCTATGCTGTTGAGCACGTGCCCCGCAATGATAGCTACAGCACCCGCCCATTGTAGGGCTTCGTCTATTTGCGTTCTCGTCATACCGTTAACTCTCCAAACTTCTGTTCCCAGCGACGAAGAAAGCTGCCTTTAACGTCTAGGCTCACGTAGTCATCGCCCTGCATACCCTGCTCGCTGTAGTCCACGTCTGTGCTTAGACCGTGTGCTGTGAGGAATGCATGGAGGTCCTTCTTGAACTGTCGGTCCGTGTAGATCAAGCCGTCATAGTTAACGTCCCAGCTTGCAGTGTCAAAGTAAACACGCAGTTCGCCAAAGGTCTTGTCATCGTTAACATACGTGACCTGCATATCAACTACATCAACTGCTGTTTGCAACACTGACCAAAGGCCGTCACCGCTTGTGTTAAAAGTTACTGTCTGCATGTTCGCTCCTAAAAACTATTATAACATTAATCTACGTAGTAGTCAATCTGCTGTGTTAAATGTGCAAGTGCTGTGTCTACGTCTTCAAAGCAGTCTAGCTCTGCTAGTTGCTTGCCCTCACAGCTTGCCTCTAACAGCATAGCTTCTACCTCTGCTAGCTTCTCAAATATTGCTAGCTTCACCGCGCTCTGTTGCATACTGTGCTCCTTAAAAACTTATTATAACAGCTTTTGGCTTTGGCGTCAACCCCTGCGAAGTACCCAGGCGTGTTGCAGGGTCTAGTGGCAGGGGTCAACACTTCAGCAATCTGCGTCGAAGCTTTCCCATTCTTGTGCTTCATCGGGCTGACCGTCATCCTCGTCTTCTTCGTCCAGGATGTCGTTAGCTCGCATCATGTCCGCTACATCGTCCTCGCTCATGTAGCTCAGTGCCATCTCTGCAACGGCTGTGGCGCTGATCAAGCCCTCGTCCATCATCTCAAGCAGTTTAGTAGTCTGTGTACGCATCTGTTCGCTCCTGTTTGTTGCTGTCTATGTGTATATTATAAGCTCAAACGCACTCTCTGTCAACCGCTTCACTTAACCCGCCAAACACTCGGGACAATCTGTAGACCTGCCCTTTGGCACGATCTATGGCCTGATCAATGATGTCCTCAGCAGTGCCGTCAGTCAGTACTTCGCGAGCGTCTTTGTACAAGCAGCCGCCTAAGTACTCGTCTGCAAGCTCTAGGCCTTCGACCAACACTCGTACTCGCAACATGAACCAATCCAAGTTGCCTGAGTCGATGTCGTTGTACATCTCCTTCATATCGAAGCAGGTGTCATCGAAACAGTCTTTGGGATCCATGTCCTCATAGCTCTTGTCTACGATGATAGTGTAGCCTTCACGCTCGTAAGTGGCCAGCTCGTCATAGTATCGCATGTCAGTCCTTATCGTGTTGCAGGTTTAACAATGATGTCGCAGGGGTAGCCGTCGTGTTCGATCAGCCCTTTGCGTACATACCACAGCGTACAGTCTGCGTCATAGAATACAGTGTCAATGACTCGACCGTTGCGTATAACATCCCATGCTTTCATGCTAACTCCTTTTTGGGTATAGTGTGTTCTACAGTCTTAATTATAGCACCAGTTGCATAGTCTGTCAACTCAAACCGCATGCCTGGGCTATGCTCGCATAGCTTGTCCATCTCCTTGCAGGCTCGGGCCAAACTGTAGTCCTTCCAATAGTGTCCGGAATACAGTCGATCTTTGTAAAACATCTGGCATACGTAACGGTACATCACATGCTCCAGTAGAGTTCGCTGGATGGATCGCATGAGCGAGGTGTGTCGTGTGCTATCTGTACGTCCTTGCCCGACATCAAGTTCTTTACAGTCTTCATTGAGGGGCAGTACTCCATACGGAACTGGCTACGGGGATAGTGATGCAGATGTAGCTCTTCAACTTCTCTCTGCATGCCTGCTTCATCACGCCCCGTCCAAACTGTAGTACTGAACAGGCGCTCACCTGTCTTAGTACGCTTGTCTGCTTTGTAGATATACAGTGTGTAGTCTTGTTTCATACAGTTGCTCCTTGCTTGAATGTGGATGTAACACGATCCACAGCCCTTTGGCTTCGACCACCAATGTGCCAGCGATGCAAGCCCATAGGAGTTTCGTATTCTTTCCAATCATAGATTGTTGCTACAGTGCCGTCCGCAAACTTCAGCACCCATTCAACTGTAGTCTTGTCGCCACCCTCTTGGGGTTCGCCAAATACTGCAACCAATTGGTGATAGTATGCTTGAACATAGCCCTGCAGGCTAGTGCCGTTTGCCTCTGTCCAATCTGCTTGTGTAAACTTCATAGTCTTCGCTCCTGTGTTGTTTAAGTATGTATTATAGCACAATGTAAAGACCCAGTCAACCAACGGGTCTTTACATGTACTGATCGTTCAGCTCGGGTCGCAGGGTCTTGACCAGCTCGCGCTCGTATGCATAGGCCTCAGCACGACCGCGAATCACAGTGATGACCTCATGTGACCAATCGGTCCAGTTGCCCTGCTTGATGTAGCGATAGATCTCCCAGTCGCGATCCTCATGCTTTGCACGGGAGATATGCTTGCGCCACCGCTCCTTAACGCTCTTGTCAACAGTGCTTTGGCTCTTACGTGTGAGACCAATGTAGGCCTTGCCGTTGTGCAGTGCTACATAGATCACGTAGTTGCAGTCTGATCGTGCTGTTCGTTTTGTCTTTGTCATAGTGTATTATAGCACGGTCTAGCCAAACAGTCAAGTCCCTACAACTTATACGGGTATTAGTTCCTCGTCTAGCGCACAAGCTAACGCATTAAATGCATTTTGTATTGTCTCGTGCTCACCAAGCTCTGCGTCTTCTAGCACTGCTTGTAACTGTAACATTAAACTGTCTAATTTGCTTTTAGTATTTTGCATTGTGTTCCTTTGTTGCTATGTTGTTATTATAGCACACTGGGCCCAAACTGTCAAATGTGCTATAAAAAGCCCTTACGG